TCAATGGGAAACAGCTTGGCTGCGCCCATTTGCGGATTCTGAACATCCCCGGCCTTGAGTAGCTTAAGCGCCACCTCCCGATCCGGTATGTTCTGAAAGCCAACCTTGCCGTTTAAAACGTCAAGCGGCTTATATGCCCAAACAATCATTTAAACCCCGCCCGCTAATGGATAATTGTTTTGTACAGCGAATCTGTTGTAAGCCTTCACTGCGTCTAATTCGGTATAAAAAACGCCTAACGAGATTCTTTTGCCTTGATGCATGAGACGCACTTGATAGTTTCCAGCAGGCATTAGCTTTACGTTTCTAAAGCCTGCTTTGCGTTTTATATTTCTATTCCTGTTCTGAACGTCAGCACTTGCCCAAACACAATTATCTTTGCTGTACCCCTTGCGATTGTCTTTGCGCTCCAACGTCAATCCTTTGGGGCATTCGCCCATATCCTGATAAAACTGCTCAAAACTCTCCCAAGATTTGCAATAAGAGACTTCGCTATATGCCGCGCCTGTATAGTCATAGCTACAGCGAGCCTTCATTGCCTTCCACTTACGGTATGTAGCCGTCGATGACATTCCGTGCGTTTTCATATCTGCCTCAAAAAATGGGGCGCTGTACTAGCCGCCCCTATAGGAGTATTCAGGACACTGGCTTGATAATGACTACTGCCCCTTGACGGACTTGCTGCCAATCCAAAAACCAGTGGCAACGTAACGCCGCACTCATCGTCTGGTACAAAGACCGGACCGGAGAAGCCGCAGTGCCAGCGCCGTCTACGATGGGAAGAGGCGTAGTGTCTTCCTCATGCAGTGACGCCACATCAGAGGCGTAGAAGTTAGGTGCACCACCAGCCATTACGATATCAGCGCAGTCCAGCAAGAAAATTGCATCAGCCGGACAAGTCGTTGAAGTGATAACCGGAATGCCAATCAAGGTGTTGCTGGATAGCTCTGGGAACGCTGGCGCGCCTACCGCGTTTTGCATCAATTGCAGACTGAATGCGCTAGCTGGGTGCATTACCCATACCGGACGACGACCCATGTTTAGATTGGTCATTGCCAGAATTGCGGCTTTCAGAGCCTCGATTGCAGTGGCCTGATCTCCCAACATGCCGGTGCCGTCTATCGGCGTGCCAGCTAGGTTTTCCATGCCTGGAGGCTGAATGTCGGTGCCAGCGAAGTTAGACAAGAAAGCCGCGTCTAGCTTGATAGCCGTGTCCTGCAGCATAAACTGTCGAATCAACTGCAAAATATTGGGCGTAGATCGCTCAAATAACTCTTGCGTATAAGTTGAAATTACCGCGAGCTTTTTCGGCTTCAGAACCTGACTGGTAAATCCAGCTTTCTTTACGGGAATGGGATCACCCTCCCCGGTAAATTCGCCGTCAAGCTGAGGCGTAGCCGCTCTGCCTGGGATCTTGATAGAGGCGTTAGAGCCAAAATCAAAACGGGTCAGCGGTAGACGCGGTACAAGTGAGTCTGGCTGCAAGAGATCCATGAAGGCGCCGTATCCTTCGCGTGTCAACTCTTCAGCCCAGCCTGCAACATTGGTCATTCCAGGGTTAACCGCCGCCTTAGTTACAACCGTCGAAACGGCTTTTACGCGGTCATCTTCACCGAAACGCGCTTCCAGTACATCAGCAAAAGGGCGCTTGGTAATATGCGACTCAAGTACCGCAACAGCGTTAGCCATCAACAGATCAACAGGATCTTGAATTTGGCCGCGAGTAGACTTGATGACACTAGGAGCCTCTACAACTTGGGCCTTAGCCATAAGTGCAGACTCTGCTTTGCGGTAGGTTTCTAGTTGACGGTTAGCCTTTTCGATTGTCTCTGACTGCTCTTCAATAGCAACCAACAGGGCTTCGTCGTTGGTTTCTTCGTAAGACTTGGTGAGGGCTACAAGCTCATCGCGCTTTTCGATTACGCTTGCTTCAGCCGCCACAACTTTTTCAGCAATGCTCATGATTAATTACCTTTAGTTAAGTTTTGGTTTGCTTTGGTTATCGCGGCGACTGCGCGACTAAAGACATCTGCCTTGCGGGAGTCGATCTCGAACAGCTGTTCTTCAACGTCAACAGGGTCAGCGTCATACTGCTTAACTGCCGTGATACCAGCCTGTGCATTAGCGGGAATTGTCACGGCACTTAATTCAAAGATTTCGTAGGACAGGAACTTACGCCCTGTGCGGGTAGGCTCGGACTTGGTCGCCCGAAACCCGATAGACAGGCCACGCAACAAACCGGCTTTGATTTGTCGGTAGGCGGTCTCTATGTAGCCAAGGCCAGTATCCTTCGGAATGTCTGCCTCAATCTCTATTCCTGCTTCCGTCACTGTCGCCTTAGTGACCGTGCCAATCGGCCTTTCATGGTCGTGCTGGTGCAACAGCGGGAACGGGACGGAAAAAGTTGCCCCCTTGGGCTCGACAATATCGCCGTCCCTGTCGGGGGCTGGGGTAGAGGCAATCCCCGTAATCCTGCGCTGCTCAATGTCAACGCTCTTAATCTCAAACGTGGAGTAGGCTTTAGATTCCATATCTTTACGCTCGCAGATAGTGGCCGAAACGCCTTCGGGGAAGTCATCGGCAATAACCCGATAAGACCCTTCAGCGCCTTCGCTGGGGTCGAATTGGGCGAGAATGTAGTGGGTAATAATGCCGTCTTGCTCGCGGGTGCGAACTGCGTCATCTAGGAAGTCGTGGTCTAACGCCCAAGCTCGGGCTTCGGATTCAGTGAAGCGGTTAGCGTCGAAAAACAGCGCCTGCAATTCCATCAGACGTAGACCATGCCGGTATCACGCGCATTACTGCGCCACCGTTGCCTTTGTCCGGTTTGCCCATTCGCTTCTTTTTGTCTGGCCTTTGTCTAGCTTCCATAGCGAATACTAGATATAGGGTTTCGAGGAATTTAATATACCATATGTGCCATGTCAACACCTATTTTGGTACTGCGCTATTTTTCTGCACTTTGCGAAAAACTACCACTTGTAATGTTATACCATATTGGCATACTTGCCTTATCAAGTGAAGGGGACGGCCTTTCACGCACGCGGAGAGTGAAACAATGAAAAAATTTGCACTAGCAGTTATTTTGGTTCTTAGCGCCACAGCTAACGCGGATATAAAGAGAGAAGATTACGCAAGCTACATTGATTATTTGAATGCCGTGTCAGAAAGTAACGCGCAAAAATTGGAACAACTTAATACTCAAAAGCAATACAAATGTGCTGGGGTTTCGCCTCCGAAAGTTGGCGCAAAGAAAATTAGCCTTTTTTGTGCTGGCGCTAAAAAAACGGGTAGCACCTCAACATTAAATAGCCACAGCATTTACTATTCGCTAGGCTCATCTTTTTACATTGTCGAATCGGGGCGCATTGTTTACGTCAGGAACCACTAAATATGAGAAAGTTTTAACCAATCCAATGGGATATATCCCCGCCTAGCGTGTCTTGCTTTGCCAGTATTGGATAGACAGCCATTACCAAGGCTACGGCAGCATCGATTTTAGGGCCATTGTCCTTGCTTTTGACCAGCTTGCGATTTCCGGCGGGGTCAGAAACCGCCAAAGCATTAGCCATACCCATATTAAGTATTGGCTGATTGTCCATCAGCAACCGCCGCTGAAGTAATCCGGTCTCAAGCGCCTCTAGTCTGGGGCTGAAGCTCTGGTAGCCCTGCCCAACCTGTTGCCACTGCGCCATACCACCAAAGCCGGTCGGATCTGCCGCCGCTTTGAACTGGTCAATACGCCAGCGGTCAAACTGGATAGTAGCGATTTCTACGCCTTGGTCTTGCAAGGCCATCTGCAAGTATTGGCATATCATTGTGTAGTCAAGCGTATCTCCGGGGGGCGCGTATAAAACATCTTGGTCTGCCCACTGATCATACGGGACTCTATCCCGCTGCGAGCGTTCGCGGATGCCGCCTAGAGGCGTAAACGCAAAGGTTTTGATATGCACCTTATCGCCATCATCACAGGCCAAAACCGCACAAGTTAAGTCATTTATTCGACTTAAATCTAATCCCATATGACAGGTATTCTGTCTAAAGGCTTCCCAGTCGGAAGGCCCGTTGTTCTCGCCCACAATCTTGGGTGCAAAGGCTAGTCTTTCTAGGCTCACACGTTGATTCAGTAGCAGATTGCGGCTGCTTGCTTCCATGCTTGGCAGTCTGGACGCCTGTTTTAGCTGTTCCTCGAGGTCTGATTCACTTCGGAACTGCCCAAGCGCCGGATTAGCCTTCGCCCATTGCTTCGGGTCCAACAAGTCAGCGTCCTCATCAGCCCGATACAGGTGCAAAACCGTCTTGGGGTCATCTGCCATTAACGCATCGTCAATCATCACCGATAGAAAGTCGGCATCAGTTGGCGCCTGAGTCGATATAAAGATTTGCAGGGCGCTATCGTGTGCGCCTTGGCTGGTCATAATCGCGTCAATAAACGGACTATTTGGCCCCTTCACCTGTCCAGATTCGTCCAGGATTGCCAACTTACAACTCAGCCCATGAGCCGTAGACCCGTCAGCGGATAGCGCCTTGTACGTCACGTTATCCTTGAGTCCAACAATTGTCTTTTGGCTGGGGATAATTCTAGTAACCTGCTGGAGCGCGGCATTCTGGTTAATCATCTTGCTGGCTAACTCAAAAACCAGTGCTGCTTGGTCGCGAGACTGTGCGCCACTGACTATCTGACTGTTCTTCACCCGCATCGGGCCGCAGATATGAGCCAGCAAAATACATGCAATCAGGGCTGATTTGCCGTTTTTACGGGCAATCGACATAATCGCCCGCCTTGTACCAGCGGGGTTATCGTATATATCCCTAAGAAACTGCTTCTGAAAGTCAGCTAGCTCAAGCGGCTGGCCTACTTTGGCCCCTTCGGGGACGCGACAAAACACATTGACAAACTTAATAACCTTTTCGGCGTCTGTAAGTATCTCCACGGTCATATCAGGTCTGCGCCGTCGCTCGGGATATCCTTCACCGCCACACTGCCACTCGCCCTAGCCTGCTGCTTTACGTCATTCAAACCAATTAACCGTATTCGGGACATATACGATTTCTTTAGCTCTTGGGCCATCTTCCATTTCGGGTTGGTCGATACCGCCCCGTTCGGAAAGTGGATAACTTGGCCCTCTTCCAACACATCAGCCTCAAGCTGGGCAATCTCACCTTTCTCGCGGCATATTTCGGCACATTCGCAAAGCTCCCAATCACGCCAGTTATCCGGTGTTCGACAGGACGTAATGTCCAGCCAACGGGCCTTAAAGTGCGGGTCATCCAGCATAACCACGATGTGTTCGGGTATGTTTAACTCGTTCCGCGTGAAAGCAACCAAACCACCTTGGATGCTGTTCTTGGTGTTGCGCTGCGCCGATCTTGTCATGGTCGCGTTATAACCCTTTTGGTATACCTAAAGCAATGTGACAAGAAAC